CACCCGCCATAAAATCCGCAACTTTAAAATTAACTGACAACAAAACAGTTGCTTTAGCAGCCTGAGTGCTGCTCGTTCCTGCACAGAGTACCTCGACTGTGTAAGGGGCGTCGATTAGAGGTAAATGTGAACAGGGGAGCGCTCCGAACCCTGTCACAGCTTAGGAGCTGCCAAAGTGCATAGCCTGTTGATGGGCGATGCACCGAGGGAGATTTAAAACACCAACTGCGCTCGGAGAAACCCTTGGCAAGATTTTTTCGGACAGGGGTTCGATTCCCCTCATCTCCACCACATAAAAAAGTCAGCAAACAAGCCATATTCAGTGTTTATCGACTTATTTGCTGACTTTTGATAATCAATATTTTGTTTTAAAATGCGTTATTTTGCACTAAAAATCATTATTTTGTTTTAAAATCCAACACAAAATCCAACATGAAATTAGGCTTGTTTTTGAGTGTTCAGCTTCTCTGAAAAATTACTTTCAAAAATGTTAATAATTTTGGTATTCATTTCTTCTTGCTTGTCTCTTAGGGTGTGTTGATAAATATTTTGCAGAACTGACACAGATTTCCAACCACCTATTTGAGCAATATGTTTATCGGGAATACCTTTAGCATGAAGTTCTGAGGCAAAGTAGTGGCGGAGTTTGTGGAAGGTTATGTGAGGTACATCGCATTTCTCAACAAGCCTACGAAACTGACCGTACAGCGTGGCAGGCGAACAACCAAAATATTTCCATTCTCTCACTTCTTTTAGGATATGCGGGGGAAGCGGAATGAATCGGTTTCCTGCATTTGTTTTTGGCGGTTTAATAACAACATTATTGTCTTTGTCATAGACAGCGGCCTTGTTCACGGTGATACCTATATCTGTAATATCATCGGGAGTTAAGGCGCAAATTTCGGAACGGCGAAGGCTGCCCGAGCTTGCAAGCAGGATTGGCACACGAATAAAATCATTTGCGTTATTTAGCAAAATGTTAATCTCGGCGGTTGTCGGGATTATGTATTTAGGCTCAACCTTTTGCGGAAGTCTTGTTGTTATAATAAACCCGGGGCGATACGCTTTGAAAACTGCCGAAAGCAGTCCGTGTGAGTTCCTCACGGTCTTGGGTGAGTACTTTGCTGACATTTCGTTGACAGCCAACTGAATATGCTCCTGAGTAATGTTGTCAAGCTTCATCGGCATAAGCGCTTTAAAATCGTTTCGCAGGTTCTTTTCATATCCGTCAACAGTTGATGAGGAAAGAACAGCGGATTTACTGTCAATGTATCTGCGGTATGCCTGAGCAAGGGTCATATTACTGTATGACAATTCCCGATTTTCACGGTTGTGTGTAAATTCTGCGGCGGTATACTCTGCCTCTTTTTTGGTCGGGGCGGTAAACGATTTATAATGCCATTTACCGTTTTCGTCTTTGTAGTCAGGTACTAAGACACGATAGTTACCCGATTTCAGCTTTTTGGCTTTTGCCATAATTATCATCTCCTGTAATGTGGTATCGGCTCTTGTCCCAACAAGTAAAAATGCCGACACCATTTTATACCATCCTCGTACTGTTCCAGCAGTACGGGGATTTTTTATTTTATTTATTTCTTCCGGCTGATACAAAAGCATATATTGTTACTGCCGTGGTAAAAAACCAAAAGAGGAATAAAAGAAAAACAACAACAGACCGCCAATCAAACGGCATACTAAATAATGTAATCAATCCATATATCCAAAAACCCAATTCAAATGGAATTGAAATCAAAGGAAACATAGACAGTATAAGAAGTGCAACGGCGATTAGCCAACTAACAAGCATAGGGAGCGGAAGCATAAACACGGGAATTACTGTTGCAAGAGCACCTATCCAATAAAAAATTTTATCTTTCATAATTGTCACCTTCCAAACTTATATGATTTAATCAAGTTTCTAAACTCAGCATTACTTATCATATCAGAAACGACAGCGTGTATATTTGGATAAGTGGGATTTGCTTTCGGATTTTTATAAGTTTTTTCAACAGCTGATTCTATTATTTCTTTATTATCAATAAGTGAATCACAAAGCTCTTGTGATGTAAAATCCGTATCAACGAGGAAGTACAAGAATTCAAGTTGCATAGAAAGTCCGAAAATATGAAAAAGAGTTCTATCTTCAAAATTGCTTAAAAAGCCAAAATCTCCCGAATGTGGAACATTATAAGCAAAATTTCCCATTGTACCTGTCAACGCATATCCAACACTTCTTTGAATCGTATCTGATGAAATTTCTCCTGATGATACATAATATAAACTATTGCATAGAGCAGTAGCGCACAATAATTGTTCTTCATTTAAAATTTTTCCAAATGGAGTGTCACGAAATACACAATATGTAGTTGTTATATTAGAAGCAATGAATGTTAAATTACCCCCATTTTCAATATAATTATTAAACAAGTCAGATACATCTGAATTTGTTGACACATCATAGTTATCATAAGTATTCTGCTCGTTTTCTCTTTTCTGAGATTCATTTTTTGTTTTTGATGCTTCTTGATGAATATAAATAATCATCCCCATACAAGCCGCAACAATAATTCCACAAATTATTGAGATTTCCATATCTACCTCTCATTCCTTGACAATATATGTCAATTGATATAAAATAATATTTGAGAGGTGCGTGTTTATCTCTCGCCCTATTTTTTCAACCGTCTGTTGGTGCGAACAACAGGCGGTTTTTCTTTTACATTCTCTTGTAGACTTGACCACGGTTGCCGACATCAACAATTGTTATAAGAAGAATATCGTTATTGATTTCATAGATAACACGATAATTGCCGACACGCAGACGGTAAGCGTTGCTGTTTCCTGACAAGGCTTTTACATCACCGTCAGGAAGTTTTGAAACAGCTTTCAAAATCCGTTCTTGTTGATTACGGGGCTGAGATTTAATAAACTTCTGAGCCTTTTTGTTCAGTTCAATTTTATACTTCATCACAGATTTATCCCCAACTCATTGGCAAAATCTTCAAGGCTGACATTTTCGCTTGAGTCAGACGGGTTATTCTTGTATTCGTCATAGAGTTTCTGGCAGTAAGCGTCATCTTCTGCGTCATCTACGATATGTCTTAAACTTTGCAACATAGTGAGCAGTTCTTCAAGCTGTTCTTCTGAAAAGTCGTTTATAAGGTTAATAATTTTTTCTTTTGCTGACATACGGAATCCTCCTTGTTTTATAGTATTCAAAATTCAATATAAATAATATTTCCTACACGCTTGAAATCAGGCGTGTTTTTCTTTTATGTCTGAAAAATCGGGAGTTGTGTATTTTGCGTTGCCGATTAAATCTTCTGAATATTCAAGCAATTTTTGTTTGCCCTGATTATTCAAAGAACGATAAGAAGAAATTAGTTTTTTCTCATAAGTGTTTAATACAGGACTATTTTTTGAATCACTGTGAGTTAATACACCTTTATCAATACTTTCTATATCTAAAGATAATTCATTAAATATTTTAAGTACAGTGTTTACACCTACGCCACCAATGCCTCTTTTGAAAATCGTATCTAAAGTTGAATACGGTATATCAATCTTCTGTGTAAAAGCACGAACACTTTTATAATTATTCAGAATTTCGTTTTTTAGCTGTTCTTCTATAGTCATAAGAGCAACCTCCTTTTGACATCATTATACACGCTATTTGCAAAAATGCAATACAAATTTACGAAATTACAAAAATATTTTTTAAAAACCTCTTGACAATTTACGGTATTGCGTGTATTCTTTAATTACAGCAAACGCAATTGCGTGAATTACGAAAGGAGATAATCTTATGTATCCAAACTTGGAAGCTGAAAAGTCAAGAAACAAAGTAACCAATAAGGATATAGCTCGTGTGCTTGGAATAGATGCATCAACTGTTTCTGCAAAACTTAACTCATATGATAGGCTCAAATTTTCAGAAGCTAAGGCAATCCGTGATAATTTCTTTCCAACATTACAGGTCGAGTATCTTTTTGATTACAAAACCGCATAAACCAAAGAACCAATACCACATTACATAAAACCAAAGTAGGGGGGTGAGAGGAATGTTTGCTAAATACATTAAAAGTAGGAACTACAAAAAAGGTAAACACGATGTTGTTATACGCTTGAATAATTTCAGTAGTGACAATCAAAAAGAAGATGTGATATGGAAAATAAAACAATTGATGAACCGTATAAACCATACATCCGAAAGTAAGATAAACTACAAAATAAAAATCGGCTGAACATAAAGCTCAACCGATTTGATGTTATCAGTTATTCGACACTGTAAAGAGAATCATATGAGACATCAATAGGGTCGGTGTCATTACAAGCCTCTATAAATAAAGAAGTTGGTACATCATATTTAGGGTCTTGTTCCAAAATTGACAAAGTTGCATAAATCATGCCGTCATCTTTCATCAACTTTACTTGTTCATATAATTCTGAAACCTTAACTTTAATCGCAGACATATTCTCACCTCCTCTCTGATTATAAATAATATCACGAGTTGAGATGAAATACAAGTTAAGTAAACAGCGTAAAGAACCGATACCACATTACATAAAACAAAAGTAGGGGGGTGAGAGGAATGGGTGACATTATCATATTGATACTTATGATTATTCTCGCAGTTTCCAAAACTATAGAGGCGGTACTAACCTTTAATGAAGTATGTGAAGATCGTTCCAATAATCATTGCAACAATCTCAACGATAGTTCCGATGATTTTCCAGAAAGACGGTTTCTTATACCACGGCTTCTTATTGCGGGAATTTGCATCGGTACGACTGTCGGATACGGAATCATAGTAGTTAAAGAAATCTTTCTGTAAGCGTTTGAGAATGTTTTCAGCAAGTGCTTTACTGCTTTTGAAATCAATAGGCAGGCATACGGTGACGGAAATGTTATCGGGAGTGAATGAGGCGGTAATATAATCATCATTCTGTGAAAAATCAAATACGAAAAATTCAAAGGTTTTTACATTAAGATTTTTAGGAATGTCATTTATATCCGCCGAAACGGTTGTGTTATCGGAACAGTATGTAAAGGTACATTTGCAAAAATCAAAAGGAATGCAGTCTTTTAAAAGATTATAAATCTCAGACAATGTCTGAGCAGTAAATTTGTTATAGCTGTCTGATGACAGCTGTGCAGTAGCTTTATATTTTGTGTTCATAATCAAACCTTCTTTCGTTCTGATTATAACATAACGGTCAAGACAGAACCGATACCACATTACAGGAAAATAAAAGTAGGGAGAATCATTATGAATGAAATCAGAGTAAGAATTAAAGACCTCATCAAAGAGCTTCAGATGTTAGAAAGAGACGGCTACGAATGTGCCGACCTCATAATTGAAGAAGCCGAAGAAGGTATTCCGGCTCGCATTATGCTCAGCGACTACGGCTGTGTATTCAAATGCAAAGACTGACCCAAGAACCGACAAGGGGGTGATAAAGTGAGCCGAATTACAGTAAGGATTGATGACCTAATCAATCAGCTTAACGAATTAAAACGAGATGGTGCTAAAAAAGTTTTGCTTGAAATTGAAGAAGGTGTTGCAGACCCCGAGGAGAATTGTCCGAACAGGATAAATCTGATGTCTGCATATCACCTGAGCGATTTTTGGGCAGAAGTATTTGAAAGTGACTAAAAAGCAAAAGTCGATACCAGATTACAGGAATAAATGAAAGGGTGAGAAAAAATGCCAAGAAAATTAGCCAAGCCCGAGGACCAAATGAAAAGGCAGTTGATTGCCAATATACAGTATGAGGCAGAAATCAGAAGTATTGACCGTGAAGGACAGGCCCTTGTAGCACATTGCTCTGAGGGCACCTACAGAAAAAGAATTAAGGATCCGGGTACTTTTACGGTGGAGGAGTTGTCAAGGCTTGCGAAAAAATTTGGCATTCCTATTCAGAACCTTTTCAAGGCGAGGGTGGTAGCTGATGAATGACAAAACACTTGACGAACTAAATGACATGGCCAAAAGATGGATTGACGGAGAGGTTAATCATCTCGAAGTCGTGTCATTGAAATTGTTTGACCGTTTGTTGGTGCTGGAACTTGCCAACGCATACAGTATGTGTAAGGTTGGTTTGCTCAGCGAAAAATACACTGCCGCATATAAATTAAAATTCTTTCAGGAGTATCGTGAACTAAAGCTCAAGACAGAACATTTGCTGGTTCAACAGGAACAGCAGATTGACTCTGTGAGAAATGCAAGTGTAACGCTTTCGGAAGTCTGCAAGGAATACGGCAAAGATGAGGTTGACCTCGTTAAGCTGTGCGAGTTGCAGGCGAAGGCAATTGATGAGCTGACACGGGAGAATGTACATATCAAGCTGTGGAACTCGGTCAGAGCATACAAAAAGCCTAAAGATTACGCAAGACGGTATATGAGCAAGATTGTTGATGAGCTTATTGACAGGTTCGGCAGTAAAGTACCGTTTGAGCAGGTTGTTATGTCTTATTTGAACACTTGCCTTAAAGACAACCGCAGAGAGTTGTGGGAACAGTTGACAGGCGATGACTATCCGACAAAGGCAAGACAGCAACTGCCGATTAAGGACGGCAATGCGAAAGGTGAGCTTGAATCAATGAAGAAACATTACGGTGTGAGAGCCGAAAGAAAAATTGTAAAGGAGAACAATGAAAATGATTTTCAGAAACTGGAAGAGCAAAAGCGAACTCAAGAGAGAGGTGGTAAAGAAGGAAATTAATATTAAGTACCTCACCGCCCTCAATGTAATTGGCGATGACATCGCAAATGTACAGCTTGACATTATTGACCGACTCAAGGCAGAGAACAACGAACTCAGAGCTGAGATTGAAAAGCTCAGAACGGAAAATCTGACACAGGGTTTTGAGTGCGTCGGAGTATCGGCTATTTGATTGTAAGGAGAATAAAACCAATGATTGATTGTTCAAAAACAGAGAATTATTTCATTGAGAAGATGAGGATGACGAAAAGGACAAGGGGGGAAGGATGCAAAATTAAATGTTCCGAGTGTCCGCTATCCAGTCAGAATAACGGGACATCTGAATGTATGAGCTGTATAACTTTTGAAATGTATTACCCTCAACGAGCAATTTCAATAGTGCAACAGTGGAGCGATGAGCATCAGCAAAAGACATTTGTTACAGAGTTTTTGAAACATTATCCAAATATTCAGCTTAATAATCACGGAATACCCAAATGGATATGCCCATTTAATTTAGGACTGATGAGCAGAGATGATTGCAGAAAAAACCGTAACTGCGTTGAGTGTTGGAATCAGCCTATTGAGGACGGTGAAGAGCGATGAAAGTTTATCAGTGCGATTGCTGTAACAAAGTTATCACAGATCCGTACACAGTTGAAATGAAGGAATTCTATTTAGGGGTTGATACTGATTGCTTTAGCCTTATCGGGATTGCAATTCCTGTTGAACGCAAGAGAAAAATTAAAATAGATCTATGTGATGATTGTTTCAAAGGCTTGCATGTTATTGCCGAAAAAAAGGAGCGTGAAAAGTAATGGAAAGAAAACCGACATTGACTACGATTGCAATAGACAAGCTCCACCCACATCCGCAGAACCCTCGTAAGGTTCTCGGGGACATTGATGAGCTTGCTGAAAGCATTAAGGCAAGTGGCATTCTCCAAAACCTCACGGTTGTGCCGATGAATGACGATTGGACGGAGTTTACTGTTATCATCGGACACAGAAGATTAGCAGCGGCCAAGCAGGCAGGATTGACTGAACTGCCGTGTGCGGTGGTTGAAATGACAGAGAAAGAACAGCTGTCAACGATGCTCACGGAGAATATGCAGAGGTCCGACTTAACCGTATATGAAGAAGCAAAGGGCTGTCAGCTGTTGCTTGACCTCGGTGATACGGTTGCAGAGGTTGCCGAAAAAACAGGATTTTCAGAAAGCAAAATCAGACGGAGAGTTAAACTCTGTGAGCTTGATGAAGAAGCTTTCAAAGAGAGCCAGCTCCGACAACCTACATTGCAGGATTATGACAGGCTGAATCAAATTAAGGATATTGATGTAAGGAATGAATTGCTTACATCAATCGGTACTAATAACTTTGATAATCGACTTTATTCAGCCGTGCAAAAGCAGGAATCTGACGAGAAAAGAGCAGAGCTTGAAAAAATCTGCCTCGATAACGGTATGACACAATGCGAAGGTTTTAAGGATATTCCCGAAAACTGCGAATACACAGGAATGTTCCAACTTGAAGATTTAATCGGCAAAACATTTGATGACGGCAGAAAGAGGTATTTCTTCCCGGCATATGGCGGTAGAATACATATCTATACCAAAATGACAAAAAAGAAAATCAAAGAGCTTAATGCAAAAGAAGAAAAAAGAATTGCAAAAAATCAAAAATTTGATGAAATCAATTCTCAGATTGGCGAAATTAACGAGCGTTGCAAAGCTCTTAGAGAAGAATTTATGCGAGAGGGCAACTTTAACGATGACTCCCAAAAACAAGCATTAATCAATTACATATTGTATTCGATGTCTGAACGGAAAGAATACAACGGAATTTCTTTTTGCGCTTTAAGCGGCCTTAAATATGATGACAACAACGAATGCATAAACCTTGATGATTGCATAAAAAACACCGGCAAAATGTTAATGTCAGCGGCATATGCCTTTTTTAAGAACTGGCGAGACAACAGCAGTTACATTTTAGTTGACTATGCGGATAAAACAGTTACCCGAAAAATCAACCCCGAACTTAACAGATTTTATAACTTACTTTGTAAGCTCGGCTATGTGATGTCAGACGAGGAGATACAGCTGCGTGACGGCACACACCCGATTTTTACCACCGGCGAAACAAACTAAATAAGTTAATCACACAACTGCACTTGTGAGATTATATATATCTCATTTTATACCTATACCTACTTTTCTGAATATTACCATTATCTCAGACAGGTGCAGATGTCTGAGATGATTTTTAAGAGGTGAAAAAATAATGGCAAAAAATGAGGAAGAGAATACAGGGTACATTACTCAATCTACTCGTCATTCTATGCTTGTATCATTGAGCCGTGAAATCAATGTGATTTCAGACGAAAACGCAGTTTTATACGACACAATAATTAAATTGTGCCAAAAGTTCTTTCCTGAAAAAAACAACCAAAAATTTTGTGCTCAATGTAAGATTATGGAGAAAGGAGCTTATGCACCTAATCCTATTGATGATCCAACCACACCCTACATAGAATCTCACATGCTGAGATTAGAAATGCTTGCAACCGGAAATATGGAGCTAAAAGACCAAATTGTTAAAATGTGCCGGCTGTTACTTGAGGAGAAAGACAATGACAAAGAAAAAACCAAAGCGTCCGAATCAGTGGGAGCAGAGGTTGAATCCGAAACCCAAAAGGACGAAGCGTAAGAAGGATAACATTGACCTTATTTGCGAGGAGTTAACGAAATACAATGAAGAACACGGAACATCATACAGTTACGGCGAATATACAGCGCTCGTCGGCATGGGAAAAATCAAAAGTAAGTACCGAAACGAAAGAGACATTGACCTGCCGCTCTTGTAAGGAATGCCGAGGGTACAAGTTTTGCGCAAGCAGAAGCAGGGATTATCCTTGCAGTTGTTTTATAAAAAATGAAAGGTGACTACATATGAGAAGAGAAAATAAGGAATTTTTAAGCAGTCAGATTGAAAACTTAAAAGAATCCGCACATGAGCGTTCACATACGTGTTTTGCGGCAGTGCTTATGCAGATTGATTATCTCCAGCTTAAATTACTCAAGGCTGAAAAAGGCTGCAAGAAGCTCAGGGAAGAAAACAGAAGATTAAGAGCAGAAAATCAGATGCTCGAGGACAATATTGGAAATCTCTTGTGTACACGAGAGGAAGAAATGAAGTACAACCGAGTGCTTAACGAAAATATCACAAAGCTGGCTGAGGTCAACGCACTTATGGCTGGTAAACTCTCGGTGTATGAGCCTATTAAGAAGGCTGAATCTCAGCCCGATGAGACGGCTGACACAGTAAGACAGAAGAATAATTAAGGCAACTCCCTTGCTACATGCAAAATCCAATTTTTTAATCAAGAAATCAAACAAAATTCACAGTTTTCATATTCAAAAACTTAAATCAAAAAGCAATGACTTCTTTTTTTGATTTTAGCTGTTACACAATAAAATAAGAACACACAATTGCAGTGGCAAGGTTTGCAAAAGCAGTAGTTCAAGCGGTCAGATTGGGCTACTGCTCATTTATATCTATCAGCATTAATATTCTAAAACAGAATAATAATCAGTCATAATTGAGGGAGCTGAAATGCTCCTTTAATATCCTGCTCAAATGATTATTTAAGTCGGGAAAACAGGAAAAATATACTATAATAAAAGGTTATGCTATGTACACATATAGAAGAACAATAAAAAGCGGAGATATGATTGAAGTTGAATACTATCAATCAATCCGAAAAATCGGAAAAAACTACGGCGGCAGAAAATCAAATAATTCTTTAAGTCCTGCCAAGATGAGAAAAGCAAACAAGCTCCGTGCAGTTAAGCATATGCAGAGGCTCATCAACGCAAACTTTGGGAGCGGTGATTTCTTTTGTAGATTTTCGGCACCCTACGGAACATATGAAACAGAAGAAGAGTTTCGTAAAGAGGTCGGCAAGTGGCTTGACAGAATAAATTACCGCCGGAAGAAGCAGGGCAAGGGCAGACTAAAGTACATAGCGTTTATTGAATGCGGTAAGTCGGGTAAGAATTGGCATATCCACATTATCGTCAGCAAAGAGGACAGGGAACTGCTGTCTGAACAATGGCCCTATGAAAACGGTCAGAACTTTACTCCGCTATATAAGAACGAGAATTTTAAAAAGTTGGCGGAATACATAACCAAAGACTTGACCGGCAAAGAAGATGTTGATGCCGCTCAAAAGCGGATGATGACAAGTCGCAATCTTACAAAGCCCGAATCAGTCACACGAAAGGCAAAAAGAAAAGAAATCAGAGCCTTAGAGCGTGGAGAAATGATTGAACCGCCCGAGGGGCATTATCTCATTGAGGACGATTACTCAATGAACTACTCGGATATCGGCGGAGCAAAGTGGTATTTTTGTTTTTTGCCGATTACGCAGAGGCGGAAATGGTAAAAAATGGTAAATTCAGACCGTGCGATGTACGGTCTTTTGGGGTTGCACAAAAATGAAGTATGCAGCGGAATAGATACAAAATCAAAGGAGAGATAAATTTGAAAGAAAACAAAGCCAAATGTCCGTTCTATTCTTATGACAGCCAAAGTAAGATCTGCTGTTTCGGGGCGGTGTACAAGAGCAAGAGTACAACGCTGTTTTTTGATTCACCGCAGGATAAGGAAAATCACTTCAACGATTTTTGCGGTAGCTATTGTTGGCGAGGCTGTCCGCTGGCTCAGACAATCAGCAAAGATTTGTAAAACATCAATCTTTTAAAAACATAATATGCAAAAATTTTAAATCAATTCAAAAATTTTACTTCTGTCACGGTTTTGCCTTTCGGTGAAACCGTGTTTTTGCATACCAATATTACCCTCGGAAAAAAGTGTACAAATTTGGTATTAAAGTTTTAACTTTTTTGCGTGAAAGAAAAAAGCTAAAATTAAGACACGAAACATGTACAAAAAGGCGGTGAGTTTATGAGTCAAAAAAAAGACTTGATAGGACAGCAGACAGAATTAAATGAGCAAAAAGTGATTGACTGGGTGCAAATTAAAGCTGAATATATCAGCGGCACAATGTCCGCTTCAAAACTTGCCGAAAAGTACGGAGTGAGCGTGTATGCCATACGAAAAAGGTCGGGAAAAGAACGCTGGCAGGAGCTGAGAAAACAGAATCAGAGCGAAACCGCAAACAAAATAGCAGAGAAAATCAACACAGAAAAGGTAAAGAAAACCGTCAGAGAGATTGACAGAGTTGTGGCCGTTGCATCTAAGCTCATAACAAAGCTGAACAGAGCCGTGAACGAGCTTGACAAGGACGAGGAGCTTATCAAGAAGAAAGTAACGGTTAAAGCCGAAAAAAGCGAAGATGAGAAAACCGCAACAGCGGAAGAAGAATACAGCTACGATTATGCTAAACGCAAGACACTTGTAAACACAAAGCGAGCAGCGGAGATTTCAAAGAGTCTGCGCAATGTTCGTGACATACTCGCAGATTATACGACGGAACAGGACGAAGAGAACGCTCTCGGCATTATTGAAATCCCGATGCAGGAAGTAATGCAACCTCCCGAAGATGACGAGCAGGACGGTGAAAGCGTTGAGTAAAAAAGTCATATGGACTCCTCAGCCAAAGCAGAGAATTGCGTTGAGCCGTGGCGAAGATGAGATGTTATACGGCGGTGCTGCCGGCGGAGGTAAGACCGATTATCTTGTAGTTGAGGCGGCTCGACAGGTGAATATACCTGAATACAGAGGGCTGATACTCCGTAGGGCTGTGCCTGATCTGGCACGAATTATTGACCAAACACGGGCGATTTATCCGTCAATTGACAGAGGGGCAAGATACAACGCAACAACGAGAGTGTGGACCTTTTCAAGCGATGCACAAATTAAACTCGGCTCTTTATTTCGCACGAATGAAAAATATAAATACCAAGGTCAGCAATACGATTTCATCGGCTTTGACGAATTAACGCAGTTTACATTTGATGAATACAGCTACCTTAAATCCCGAAATCGTGGTAACTGCAAGGCGACGAAGGTGTATATGCGGTCAACTGCCAACCCCGGCGGAGTAGGCCACGGCTGGGTGAAACAGTATTTTGTGACTGCCGGAACTCCGGGCGAAACTATATGGCTCAGTGACAAAGTAATTATGCCTGACGGCAGTACCAAAAACTATTGGAGTAGCAAAGTCTTTATTACAGCAAGCGTGTTTGACAACAACGCCTTAATGAACAATGACCCCGATTATGTAAAGCGACTTGCACAGTTGCCCGAAGCAGAGCGTAATGCCTTGCTTTACGGCTCGTGGGATAGTTTTGAGGGACAGGTTTTTACTGAGTGGATAGATAACCGAGAGCATTACAAGGACAGACGGTGGACTCATGTTATTGAGCCGTTCAAAATTCCGCAAAGCTGGCGAATTATCAGATCATACGACTGGGGATATACAAGACCGTTTTCAGTCGGTTGGACTGCCGTTGACCAAGACGGCAGATTTTACCGAATCAGAGAATTATACGGCTGCAAGAAGAATCAGCCGAATACAGGTGTACGCTGGCCAATCGAAAAGGTGGCACAAGAAATTCTTGCGATTGAAAATAATGACCCTCAGATTAAGGGCAGACAGATATACGGTGTGGCGGATCCGGCTATCTTTGCAGAACAGGGCAGCGGAAAAAGTCAAGCTGCAACACACGCACAGTTGGGTGTGTTCTGGAATAAGGGCGACAATGCGAGAATTGCCGGAAAAATGCAGTTTCATTCACGGCTCGCGTTTGATGAGGAAGGCTATCCGATGTTTCAGTGTTTCAACACTTGCACTAACTTCATCAGAACAATTCCGAACCTTGTTTACTCGCAGATAGACACCGAAGATATTGACACCGAGGGCGAAGATCATATTTATGATGAAAGCCGTTACGGGATGATGACTTCAATTATTACACCGAAAGAAGTTGTGCTCCGTAATGCAAGGGCATTTGACCCATTGAATATAAGTCAGACACAATATTACAGATAGGAGATTACCAAATGAGCGAAGTAAAACGAGATGAAAATGGTATGATTATGCCGGTTAAAAGCACATATCCAGCTCTGACTTCTGACAAATCAAAGCTGAGCAATGTTTATGGTGCAGGCAATAAGACTGATGAAGAGCCGAAATCAGCCGAACAGGCAGAAAAAGAGAACGAGAGCAGCGGCAAGCCTATCGGACTTGACGAAATACACGAGGCCATGCAGACCTTCCGCAAATATCAGAACAGCAAAAAGCAGTATGATGAAAGATTTAAGCAGGCATTTAAAGAATATAATCTGCTCTATACAGAGGCGACTGCACCGCAGATTAAAACTGACGATAACGGCAGGCCTCGAAAGGTGCTTGTACCGAAACGCAAAGGAGCTCAGGCACTCAATGTCATAATGAACAAGCATGCTGACGCTATGGATAACTACCCCGAAATCATTTGTCTGCCGAGAGCACAGGACGATGAACAGGCTGCAAAGACACTCAACAGCGTAATACCGTGCATACACAAACGCAACGGATTTATAAGGACCTACTCTGATGAACAGCTTGATAAGTTCGTAGGCGGTTGCGGTTGTTATGCCGTGTTATGGGACAAGACAGCGGAAAACGGACTTGGTGACATTGCTATCAGCCGAGTTGACATTTTGAATCTCTTTTGGGAACCGCACATTGAAAACATACAGGACAGTGCGAATGTATTCTTTGCCCGATATTATGACGAGGAAGGAATCAGAAAGGTATATCCCGAGCTTGAAAGCGTTTCGACTGCATCTCTCGGACTTGTGGAACACGAAACCTACGACAACAGTAATAAATCCAATGATAAAGTCATCTTACTTGACTGGTACTACAAAAAGAACGGCGAACTGCACCTCTGTAAATTCGTCGGTGAACACATTCTCTACTCTTCGGAAAACGAGGGCAAGCCGATTTACAACCACGGAAAATATCCGTTTGTGCTTGAACCGATGTTCAGACTGCGGGATACTCCCGTGGGCTTCGGATTTATGGATGTAGTCAGAGCACCGCAAAATCAGCTTGATGAACTTAAACACGATATGCTTGTGAATATCAAAGTCAATTCACAGCCGAGAATTTACTCAAATACAGCTGTCGGAGTGAACAATGATGATATGACCGACCTTGACAAAACGGTAATTGAGGTCAACGGACAGTTGCAGGGTAACATTGCTCCCGTCGAATCAAAGGAGCTTGCCTCAGGAGCATGGAGCTTGTACGACAGGCTCTCTAATGAAATCAAAGAAACTTCTGCTACGAATGACGCGAGTAATGGAGCAAGTGCGGCAGGTGTTACAAGCGGTTCGGCAATTGCGGCATTGCAGGAAGCAGGCGGAAAGGTAAGCCGTGACTCAAACAAGCTGGCACAGGAAGCAATGACGGAACTTGCACAGCTTGAAATTGAACTGATGAGGCAGTTCTATAACTTGCCGAGAATTTTCAGAATCACGGGCGAAAACAATCAGACAACCTACGAGGAGTTTGACAACACAGACCTCAGAAAACAGCCGTTGACATATACAGACACAGACGGTCAGACGGTAAATTATACAGATGAGGACGGCAACATACTTGAACGACTGCCGATTTTCGATATTGACGTGAAGGCGCAAAAGGCAAGCCCGTTTGCAACTGCCGCTCAAAATGAAATGATGATGAATCTGTTTCAAATGGGAGCTTTCAATCCGCAGGCGGCTGACGCTACGCTTGTAATGCTTGACGGCATGACATTTGAGGGCAAAGAAAAACTGATTGAGAAAATCAAGCAGAATCAGACCTTGGCACAGGCGGTACAGGAGCTTTCTAACAAGGTGCAGATGCTTGAGGCAATGAACGCAAGCAGAACAGCGGCAGATGTGCAGAATGCTATGCCGAGCGAAAACGCACAGAACGCACAGCAGACACCGCCACAGACAGAAAGCGAGGCAACAATGTGATTGAAGTAACATTGATTGACTGCGGAAATCTGATATATTTCGGAAGCAAAGGACACGGCTCACATGATGTGTGTGTTGCCGTGAGTGCTTTATGTTCTGCATTTTTGCAGTACGTGCGCGAGATGCAGGACGAAAACAATGTGACGATAGTCAATGAAACCTATGAAAACGGTCACACGGAATCGGAGTTTTATATTGTCAGCTCAGATGCCGAAGTCCGACACGGCATAAAAGCACTATGGACGGGATTTGAACTCTATGCCAAAAATTTCCCCGATGAAATAGATTTAAACTTTGATGACGGCAACCCGAAATAAAGTTTAAAATCAACAGAGTTTTAACTTTTTTTGAAAAATTAAGGTTGATATAATTAAAACATAAGGTCGCAGTAGTGGAACTGCATTAAGCCTGACACCTCGGAAAGACGAGAGACAGACACCTCGGAAAGACGAGAGACGGAGGTTCTTATGAACGACAAATTTATAAATCTTATCGTAAATCTGCATGACGGCGACTCAGCAGGCGCAGCTGACGGCGGAGACGAAAACGGTGAGAGCGGTGTTGCCACAAGCACCGACAACAACAACATAAGCCGTGAAACGAGAGAGAGAGCTGAGAGAATCGGCATAGGTGACGACCTTATCGACGATTATAACAAGGCTTTCGGCAACGGCAATCAGAATCAGAACAACACAGAAGGCGAAAACAACAGCACAGACACAGACGGCGAAGAAAACTTAGAAGAAGAGTTTGAAAAGCTGATTAAAGGTAAATTCAAAAATGTGTATCAGAACAGAGCGCAGTCTTTGGTGAAGGACAGACTGTCAACCAAAAACAAGCAGATTTCCGATATGCAGAAAAAAGAAAGCACCGGCAATCAGATTTTCGCTCTTATTGCAAACAAGTACAATGTACAGCCCGATGACCTTGACGGTCTCCTCAAAGCCGTATCAGAGGATAAGGACTTGTTTGCTGAAAAGGCTCTTGCCGCAGGAGTAACGACAGAAGAGGCACGCAACGATTTCTTCAATCAGCAGAAAACAAATGCACAGGAAGAAGAACTCGAAACCCTCCGCAGAGAAAAAGCCGCAAGAGAGCTTGACACACATTTGAGAACAATTGCAGCGGAAACGCAGAAGGAATTTCCAAACTTCAACCTTGAAGAGGAATTTCAGAATCCGTCATTCAGAACCGCTCTTGACTTTATTGCTCAGCAGAAAAATGAACAGAACGAAAAGACAGGTCGTAATGATGAAATTTACGATTTGACAACTGCTTATAAAATGGCGCATTTTGATGAATTGCAGAAAGACCTTGTCAAGCGTTCAAGCTCTGCCGCAATCAGTGCGGCGGCACAGTCAATTCAGAGTGGTGCAAGACGACCAACCGAAAATGCGGTCAAGAAAAGCGGTACAACCACGCAGAGAAAGAGCGTGGCCGATATGTCTGACGCTGAATTTGATGCTTTTTATGAAAAAGTAAAACGAGGCGAGGCACACCTCTAATGCCTTGCCGAAAGGAAGGTACGACAATGAAAAGCAAGATTATTAAGCTTATTATCAATATCCACGGTAATACGGTTGACGCAGGCGGTGTAAACAAGTCAAACGGCTATGTTTACAATGCTTACGGCAACACAACATCAACCTCGGGCAATGACTGGACACCCGAAAAAGCTACATATTATCACAAAGTGTTCCTCAAGAACCTGACAGCGAAATGCGTTCACGGTCAGTTCGGTGAGCATGACACAATTCCAAAACAGTCGGGCAACATCTACAATAAGAGAGGTATTTCACCGTACCCGACAGTAACAACACCGTTACAGGAAGGCATTACTCCTGTCGGCAATAAGATGAGTTTCTACTATGTTGAGATTGCGGTCAATCAGTACGGCGCTTATACACCGATTACCGACTGGGCAAGTTTCTGCAGCCGTGATAATGTGATGACAAAGGACAGTGAGGAGCTTGCTTCACAGGCAGGACGCTCAATTGAAGAGATTGACCGTGAGGCTCTTAATGCCGGTACAAGCGTAATCTATGCACCGGCTGTAGGCTCTGACGGTACGGTTACAGAGGTTGCAAGCCGTGCGGCAGTTACGGCGAACAGTAAGCTCACTATTGACACCATTTTCAGAGCGCTCAATTACCTTGAGTGCCAGAACGCTGAGCCAATCGGAGAGAACTATGTCGCTGTTGTACATCCGAATGTTAAGTATGACATCATCAGCAACAAGGATTTCATCAGCGTAGTTAAGTATGCTCACGCTGACAGAATCTTCAAAGGTGAAATCGGTACAATCGGTAATGTTAAGTTTGTACAGTCAAACTTTGCGAAAGTGTTCAAGGGCGCAGGCGCAAACAAAATTGATGTTTACTCAACTCTTGTGTTCGGTAAGGACGCATATGTTACTGTTGAGATTGAGGGCGAAGGTACTCAGACAATCGTTAAGGGCTTTGGCTCAGGCGGTACATCTGACCCACTCGACCAGAGAGCAACACAGGGATGGAAAACAACTCACGGCGTCGGCATTATCGGTCAGACAAGAATGGTTCGTATCGAATCAGCCTCATCTCTCAACACAGTAGCACAGACAGCTTCTCCGGCTGTAGCATAATCGGGAGGTATAACCTATGGCAACAACAAAGAAAGCCGCAGAGACGGCAGAAAATACAGAAGTATCGGCAGCGGAAACTACTGCCGATACCGTAACAATTGAAAAATCTCAGCTTGATAAGCTCCTTGGAATGTATGACGAATTGCAAGAACTCAAGAAGAGTATGCCGACAGACCGTAAGGCGGAAAAAATCAAGCAGGACAAGGAACTTGCAAAGCTGATTGAAAAGGCAAACAAGGAAAGTGAAGAACTTGTTGAGTACATCGTTCCGACAGGTTCGATGAAGTCAAACAAGAATATTGAGGTCAATATTAACGGCGTGCAGTACACTGTTCCGAGAGGTGTTAAGACGAACATTCCCCGCAAGGTTGCGGAGATTATTGACAACTCAATTAAGCAGGCTGAATTTGCTCAGGGCGTGCAGGATAAGGCTGCCGAGATTGCCCAGCAGGCAATTGCCGAGGGCAGAATCTAATTCAATAACAAGGAATAAATTGTACTCCTTACACAAAATTCGCAGAAGGGCGGGGGCGGTAGCTTCCGCCTTTTTGCGTACACAGATATTAGAGAGGTGATTATATGACACTTGACAAGGTGATTGAAAGAGTGAGGAATCTTAAAAGCGGATATGATGTGTCCGATGAGGACATTATAAGTTATATTAATGAGGCAGAAATGGAAATCATCAGCAATGTAATAAGTAATCGCGAAGGTGATAATTGCATAGTTGGAACATACGGGAACTATCAGATTGATACGGACCGTGACTTTGAACTTCTTGCACCTGCTCCATATGATAGGATGTACGAGGTGTATTGTGCGGCACAGATTGACAGGGACTACGAAGAGGCTGAAAGATATTCCGTTGATATGAGCGTATATAATCAGCTGAGGCAGGATTTTGGAGCGTTTTGGTTCAGAACGCACCCGCAAAAGAAAAGGTATAACTTTCACATTGGTTAAGAGGTGACAATATGCTACCCGAATTAAGAATACCGAGGAGAGACACAACGAGTATCAGTGTGTTCAGAGGATTAAACAGAAGTCCAAACACAGGATTTTCAAGAGTTTCAAGCTCATCAAGCAGTATTTACACAGAGTTCAAAGATTTAAAAAATATGACTTCTGATAAATACCCACAGCTTGCACCGAGAGCAAACCGCTCACGAATTACTTCGGACGATAAAATCAAAATTATTTCGAATCTATTGTCGGCTAACTCAGGTTTGATTTATATTGACTCAGACAAAAATCTGCATATCGGGGCAGAGGTTACAAAGATTGATGAGATTGATGCGGCCAAACAGCACCATATCGTTTTATACGGCAATAAGGTTGTAGTATTCCCCGAGAAATTCTCGGTCAATATTAGCAACAAAAAGGTGACTAAGATTGACTGCCAAAACAAAGATTTGAGCACACGAGTAGAAACAAAGAGTAATTTGCAACTTGATGCCTTGACATATGATTACGCATATTTGTTATGTTCAATTACACGGTCACATTATGACGCAAGTGCGAACAAGAATTATCGACCGAGCGTAACTTTATATACCAGCAACGATTTAACCGACACCAAATATCAGTTGACAAGTAATAAAGACATGGTTGATATATTCAGCTTAAATGATATTAAGATAGGCACGGTAATTGAAAGTTATAACAACTTTTATTCTGTTGTCGGAATTGAAAAGAGCGACAGTACCTATAAAAAGAATAGGCTTTTGAAATTCAAAAAGTTGTCTCAAAAATTTAATTATACGACAATAAGAGCCAAAAACATTGGATTGCATATTGAAGCTGGAGATTTTGTTAAAATCAGCGGATTAACTGACTCTCTTGTCAGCACAGATGCCGAAAGCTACGTTGATAAAACTTATATTGAAAACCTTAACGGGAAAACTTTCAAGGTTTATTACGTTTCAAAAAATGAGCTTGTAATCAAGTGCGAATTGGAATCAAGCGTGCCGTACACAGGTACAGTCACAGTCGAAAGAATCTCTCCCGATTTTGATGAGGGGAAAATTGTTGAAATGCAAAACCGTTTGTGGTGTTGCTCTTCGGAAAACAACGAAATATATTGTTGTAAACAAGGTGATGAGCGCAACTGGCAGGCATACAGTGACGGAATCAGTACAGACAGCTGGGCTATGACATGCGGTAAAGAAGGAAAGTTTACAGGGATTGCGACACGGGGCGACAGCATTATATTTTTCAAGGAGAATTACGCATTAAAAATCTATGGAACAAAGCCGAGCAATTTTACCCTTGCAGAATACAATGTTCCCGGTGTTGAGATTGGAAGCGAAAAAAGCCTTGTGAACATTAACTCAACCTTGTTTTATCTTGGGCATAACGGTGTGTATGCTTATCAGAGCGGTAGCTTGCCGGCACTCATCAGCGAAGAATCTTTGTGGGGACACAATTATAAGAACGCAGTCGGCGGTCGGCATGAAAATAAGTATTATATCTCCGCAGAAAGAGATGACGGAGAACATGAACTTCTTGTGTATGACACCGACAAAGGCTTGTGGCACAAGGAAGATAACGCTAAGATGATTGACTGCACCACATACAACGGTGTTCTGTATTGGCTTGATGAAACAAAAGAAAACATTATGTGTCCTGATAAAGCGGACAATCTTCTTGTTGACAATACGAAATATGAGTATCAACAGGAAGATTGCTTTGAGTGGTCTGCTGAAACAGGCGACCTTTATGACAGCGAATTTAATGTGAAAAATATCGGAAAAATCCGAATCGGCATTAAAGCCGAAAATGGAGCAAAGGTCAGCTTGTTTGTGCAGTACAAGGACAACGGCGAATGGAAGAAAGTCAGCGAAATGCTTTACAGTGAGAAAAAGCCGAGAGTATTCGCCGTAGCTTTACGCAGAGCGGAATATTTACGGCTTAAACTTGTAGGAACGGGACAGGTCGAAATATACGGAATTGATATTGAGCACAGCAGAGGAAGTGATAAGCGTGGCTACATTTAAACTTGATCCACCTCCATCAACCAATGACATAGGTGAGATGCGGAACTATCTAAACGATATGTACGAACAGTTAGCTTTTGTTTTAAACAACATTGACAGCGACAACATAACAGATGATTTTCTATCCGCAATCGGACAAAAAGGAAGTGAAAAATAATGGCTTATACATACAAGGTTTATGGAACGGGCGATGTTGACAATGCGGTTAATAACTACAACCGTGTTGCCTCATCAGCTCCGACATATGCTGACAGCTACGACACAAGACAGGCTCGTCAGCAGGCTGACAACTACGCAAACTCATACACCGACAAAATCAATAAGGGATATACGAGCAAGTACAAGGGTACAATTGACGAGCTTGCCAATCAGTACCAAAAAAATAAATTTGACTGGACACCCGAAAATTCTTCTGAATATCAGCAGGCAAAAGAAAAATATACCCGTGAGGGCAAAGTTGCACAGGAGAATGTGCAGGGAAGTTATGCCGGCAATACAGGCGGTTACAGCAACACCTATTCACAGGCGGCAGGACAAAAGGCATTCGGCGAGTATATGGACGAGCTTGCAAATAAGGTTCCAACTTTGAAGAATGAGGCATATAAAAGCTATCAGCAACAGCAGGAAGATACGCTGAACAGAATCGGCGTATTGCAGAACCTTGATAACACGCAGTATCAGAAATACAGAGACAGCGTAACGGATGATTACGACTTTATGACCTATTACGAAAACAAGTACGGCACAAGCAAAGGCCTTGATATGAGCAACTTCCAAAATGAACTGGCTCACTGGCAAACACAAATGTCAGCGGCACAGAGTAATCTTTCAGATATCAGAAGTCTTGCCGAGGCACAGTATGAACACAATACATTGAGTGCCGACACAAGGTCAAGTATTGACAGTCAGCGCAGACAGTCGGACGCTTATTACAATTATCTGAACAGTCAGTTGAAAATAAAGTGAGGTGAGAAAATTGAGCGTGAACAGCGAAGAAAAAATTTATAATGACCTTATGAACGAAGTGCCGAGTCAGACGGTGAGCGGTGACACTAAGCAGAGTGCCGCCGCTCTTGCAGGTGCAGAATCAACAGCGACAGGACAGGCTGACGATTATAAAAGCACTTACAGCGGTAAGTTAGATGACGCTATAAGTAACTATCTGACAGGCAGAGGATTTGAATATGATCCGACGCAAGACAAGGCATATCAGCAGTACCGCAAGGAATTTGCGCAGAATGCCGCTATGGCACGAGATACGAGCCGTAACACAGCTAATCAGCTTTCAGGCGGTTACAATCCTACCTATGCCGATACAGTCGCAGACGAGGTTTACAATGACCGTATGGGGAATATCAGTGATGCAGAAAGTACATTTAGAGGACTTGCACAACAGGATTATCAGTCAAAGCAGGAGAAAAACGCAAATGTGCTTAACCTCTATAACACGCTTGAGGGTACGGATTACAGCCGTAATCGTGACACGGTAGGAGACTACAAGAACTATCTTAATCTTCTTGCAAGCAGGTACTCAACCGACAGACAGGCAGACACAAACCTTGACAGCGCTAATAATGATGTTTACTCCACAAAACTTAACGGAGCAGTAAATAATCTCTCATCAGCAAGAGCAGCAGACAGTCAACGCTATTTGTATGACACGGTAAGTGCCAATCAGCTTGCACAAAATGCACAGGCTGAAAGAGAAAACGCTCAGAAGATTGAATACGATAAAAATAAATCTGCTTATGACGCTTATGTTAAGGCTCAGACAGAGTTGGCAAAAGAACAGAAAGCTGCACAGGAGAAAGAGGATAACCGCAGATACAGAGCGGCATATGATAAGTTCGTAGATGCATATGACCTTAAAAATGCTAAGTATGAATACAAGGTCGGTCAGCTTGCACAGGGCTATTATAACGGCTACATCACGCTTGACGAAATGGACTATATTGCCGATAAGCTCAATGTCAGCACGGCTGACCTGACAAGCACGCTTGACAGGATGAGCAAAAACGGTGGAACGCTTAATGATGACCACTACGGCGGTCCGAACTCAATGAGTATCGGTAAAAACACTGATTATTTTCAAACGTCAACTTCAAGAGTTACTACGGACGAAAACGGAAAAACAAAATATTTATCGGAAAAAGAGTGGAACGAACTACCGATAAATAAGAAGAAAAAGTGAGGACTGTATATATGGCACAGCAAAGAAAAAGAACCGCAGGCGACGATTTAAGAGATTTTAAAGCAGGCAAAATCAGCGGAAACTTTTATCACAACGGTATTGACCGTTCGGATAATTATATTCAGCATACATCAGCACCGAGGTATATAACCGATAAAAACGGAAAAACGCAGGTGGCTTCCTATAACGAATGGATTCAGCAGGAAGTATTTCAGCATCAACACGATTTACCAAACGACACAAGTTCGACATCATCAAATAATAAAACAGCGACAAATGATATTTCTGTAAAAAACAGCAACAATACTTCTTCAAGTACGAGCTCGAATATAAAATCCTTTTTTAGTGGAAATTTGAATAATGCGAACAGCTCCGCAGAGGATTTGAAGGACGCAATTAAAAACCCGAACAAGTCTTTGAATGATAGAGTTAAAGGACTTACATACATGTATAATGCTGCGGTTGCAACCGGTGACAACAAAACAGCCGAGAAAATGCAGAAAGAATATGATGAACTTGCCGACAGGGTTAATAAGCAGACGGAAATAAACCGAAAGAACGCTGAAACCGCAGAAGCTGAAAACGCAAAACTTGCAGAACAGGCAGAGAAAGAACAGAAGTATGCAGATAAATACAAAAATTCTACACTTGAACAGAGGAAAAATGCACGCATACACGCAACAACAGAAGAGCTTGACTGGCTGAACAAGCATATGTATGATAATTCATCAAGTAAGGAGTTGGAAGAATATAATAATCAGCTTAATAAAGAAGCTAACAGCTTGTGGAATCAGAGAGATGAAGAACAGGCATATAACCGGCTTAAAGCAATTGAAGATGAACAGGGAAAATTAAAAACTGCAATCGACAATGCAAAACTCTCTGAACAGAAGAAAAAAGAGTACGACGATATTGTTAATAATGACATCAAGGCAAAAACTGTTTTGCAGAAATATTATGCTTTGCAGGAGTATTTAAAAACAGATACCTCAGACGCTGACGAAGCTGATAATACTGATAACAGCTACATCAAGAAACTGTCTGAGAACGAAAGAAATAAAATCAAAGCAGATTTCTTAAAACTTAAAGATAAAGGCTATAATACCGAATCTTTGTATAAATGGTATGCGAGAGAACAGGATGAAAAAAAGGCAGAGGATAACCTTGACCGTATAAAAATGTATGCGAAAAAACATCCCGTTATTGCTTCTGTAAACAGCATAGGTCAGAAATTTGTCGGAGGCGTACCCGATGCAATACAATACATTTCGGCTAACATTGATAAAAAATATAACGGCGGTGACGGTTATGTAAATCCCGACACTACAGAAACAGCAAAAAGTGAAGCAATAAGGCAATCAGTTTCCGAAAAAATCAACAACGATTTCGGTTCTTTGCTCTATACCGCAGGTATGGGGATTGCTGATTCAACTATAAATATAGTTATGGATAGGTTAATTCCCGGTGGTTCGGCAATGGGTTTAACTTTGCTTGGTACTTCTGCGGGTGTAAGCGGTGCTAATGAAGTTATTAAAAACGGCGGTTCAATTGAAAATGCAGTGACAACTGGAGTAGCCAACGGCATTGCCGAAGCTTTGTTTGAGAAAATATCGCTTGAACAGCTCTCAGCGTTTAAAGCAAGCGGTAAAAGCACATTTCGTGCGGCTGTCGGCAATGTGCTTAAAGGTGCATTTACTGAAGGCTCGGAAGAGGCCTTTACCGACCTTGCAAACAGATTGACTGATGACGCAATTAACAAGGACCTATCTTCATACAACCTTGCTAAGAAGAATTATATGGAACAGGGAATGAATGAGTCAGAGGCGGAGAATGCCGCAAGCTGGGACTTTTGGAAGAATGTCGGACTTGATTTTGCCGGCGGTGCAATATCGGGTGGTGTGCTTAACCTTGCTACCGCAGGAATTAATCTTGCAGGTGCAAAAATTGATATGGCCCAAAATAAAGAGAGCAACGCACAAATCGGTAAAGCTGTTATGGCCGATGAAAACTTTGACCTTGATTTACTCATCAGGCAAGGACTTGCAACCGACAAAAACGATAGAGCATACAACTATGCACACAAAATGCAGAAACTCGTTGAAACCGATAACGAGGGAAAAATCAGTGCCGGAGATGTCGGCAACCTTATGTATCTTATCAACAGAGAGGTTGGCAAAAATCCCGAACTTGTAAACAAAATTGCTCAGGTTAAAAAGCAGAACACACGAGAGCAGAGTAATCAGACTGTTAATGCTCAGAACGAACAGAGCCCTACACAGCAGAACACGGCTCAGAACGGACAGCAGAACGCAGAACAGGCACAGGCAAGCACTGTAATCAATGCAACAAAAAAAGCCGATACAGAGGATATCGGCAAAATGTACGGTGCATATGCTTTTGGTAAGAAGCATCCAAACGGCATTATCGCAACAGATACTTCAACGGGTAAGGTTGTCAAGGTTGCACTAAAGAGCCTTGAAAGCTCAGCAAAAATCAATCGCAGTGATGAAGAAAATACACTTGTATTCAATACCAATGACGGCAAACAGGTTAATGCGGACAGCATAACATTCTCTGACAGTCAGCTTGATACGATTGTTCACAGCGCAAACGAATTTGATACATACGGTGCAAGGAACTATATTTCAAACTTTGAAGAATGGAGAGAAAGTCCGCAGGCACAGAGAATGACTGATGACGAAATGCTTTATAAATATAATAGAGCATATTCAGCCGCATACAGTTTTGGTCGAGAGGGCGTTAAACTTGATTCACTCAGAGAAACTTCTGAATATAAAATCCTTAAAAATATTCTCGGTGAACAGATTGTAAGTCAGGCATTGAGCACCGGCAGAAGAGATGTTGACATTAACACTCAGCACCATGCCAACAGACTGACCGAGTTAATCAACCGCAACGGCAGAGCAGACACAAGCGGTGTGGGCGTGTATGCAGACAGCGGAACGGAAGTTTCACACATTCCGCAGGAGCTTATTAATACACTCGGCAACCTTTCACAAAAGACAGGGCGAAACATTATTATCTCGGACCGCCTTGCTGACGGAGTGAACGGTGTTGCAAAAGACGGTAATATTATCCTTAGCTCAGAAATTTCAAGTCAAAAAATTCTTGCCACAGCTTTACACGAAGCCGGACATATGATTAAGAAAACTAACCCGACCGAATGGCAAACATTGAGTGACTTTGTGTCAGACTACCTTGTACGCAAGGGTGTTGACCTTAACAAGATGATTGACCGCACAATTGAGAGATACGGCAACCGACTGCAGGCCGATGAACACGAAAACACAAGAGATGCCGCACTGGAAGAAATTGTGTGCGACACACTTATGAGCATTGCCTCAGATGAAAAGGCTCTCAATATTGCCCTCAGCACCAAGCAGAATAAATCAAGAATTGCAGCGGCAATTAAGTCTTTGATTGCAAAAGTAAAGGATTGGCTCATTGGGAAAAGCACAAACTACGGAGCCAAGGCCTTTGCCAAAGACCTTGAAGCTCTTGAAAAACTCGCTCAAAGATTTTCAGAGGCGGCAGATACTGCAAAAGAAAACATCACCGAACAAACAGAGGTTCAGAACGGTGAAAAGATTGATGTTGAGAAATATTCAATGGGAAGTACCGACAACATAGTACAAGCGGAATTTGAAAAGAAAGTTGATGAAATTGAAAAAAACACCTACAACAGTGATAATGTTGTAATTATGGGTATTACACCTAATATTTTGCAAAAAATCGGATTAGCACCATTACCTCTTGCTATGACTAAAAATCATATTTATTCTGTCGCAGTATCAGATACAAGAGCAAAAAGTGAGGGGCGATATCATAAAAATACCAATTATCACAATTTAGGTTTTGATACCGTAAAAGATATTTACAATAAAATTTCTGATCCGCTTATGGTAATAGCTCACCCTGATTTTGCGGTAAAGAAAAATAAGAGCAAAGACAGCACCCATAAAGTAGTTGTTTTAGTTGATTTATCAGTTGGCGGAAAACAGGTAATTGCACCGATAACTGTTGATTATGAGGGAATGTACAATAACACACACATAGATGTTAATCTTGTTGCAACATATTTTGATAAGGATAATATCAACGATTATATAAAAGAAGCCATTGCTTTGGAAACAATGGGCAAAACAGGATTCTTTTATTTAGACAAAAAAAGAACCCAGAATATTTTTAAGAAGTCAGGGTACCAATTACCCAGCCGACTTAAAAATTCGGGTTCCAATGTTATTATACGTCCTATTGATGATATTGTCAATAAAAAAATCAATAATATTACTCAAAGCAAACAATTTATCAGATGGTTTGGTGATTGGCAGAATAGCCCTGCAAAAGCAAGTAAAGTGGTAGACAACAACGGTGAACCGCTTGTTTTGTACCACCAAACAGAAAAAGAGTTTACAACCTTTGATACAAAACAAAAAGGCTCGGGAGAATTTGACAGTGAAATGCCTACGGGTATATTTATGAAACCGACAAACAACGATATCGGAGTTGGCGGAAATATTCAAATGCCGTTGTATGCCTCTATTAAAAATCCCCTCATTGTCAACAACAGAAGCGAACTTGTTAAATTTTACGATAAGAATGTACAGGGATATACGAAAGCTAAAAGTGCGATAGACAGCGTTAATAAGGAATACAAGGCTAAATTCAACGAGGAGATGAAAAGAGAAAACGAGGAATATCAAAAGCTGTGGAATGCGAAAAAGAACGGTGAAATATCAGAAGAAGAGTACCAAAAATCCATATCAAGAGATGCACTTGATGAAATTATGGAAGAATGGGAAAATAAGGTTAATGAAGCAAGCCATAACGCTAAAGCCTTGATAGATGATTATTTCAAAAACAGCAATTATGACGGTGTTATCGTTAATAATGATGTCGGCAGTTTTGGAAGAAGCACAAAAACATTCATAGCATTTGAAAATACTCAGGTTAAATCTGCAACAGACAATATCGGAACATTTGACGGCAACAACCCTGATATTCGCTACAGCCTTGATGAAGATTATGATTTTACAGATGAAAAAGCCGGTGCAATACACGATACGCTGAATTTTTCAATTGACGATGAATACGATGATTGGCTTGTGAATGACGACGGCAAAAGTGTTTTTGACGCTGTAAAGGACGAAAAGAACCCCGACAGGCGAATCAGCATTTTATATCATTATGCCGGCAAAACCGCCGAACACGGAATGCGCGTGGGCAAGGATATACGAATCGGTCAATCAGGAATGCACCGTCTTGTGTGTAATGTTTTGCAGGAATACGGAGTAAATCTTAACGGTAAGAACAAATCAAGAATTGAAGCGTTTAAGTCAGTTGTAAATGACTTTGAAAATTCCGTCAAAAATGATACGCAGAGTTTTAACGATGCAATTGAGAGCCTTGCGGAAGAATGCAAAGAATATCTGAAAAAATCTTCCTTGATTGACAAAAAGCATTCCGAGTGGGCAAAGGATTTAAGCGACAGTCTGAAAGAGGTTACCCTTGTTATTCCGAAAGGTGACATTGATTTTATTAAAAGCGCCTACGGCAGTATTACAAACTTCCGTAAAGCACTTATGGGTAAAATCAACATCAGAACAGCAAAGGGATATGCTCTCATCGAAAGTGTAAACGAGGGCAGTATTGAAGATGTCGGAAATTCAATTTCAGAGATTATCGGAGATATTGCAGGAATTGATGAAACCTTTAACTGGAGAAGTGAAGAGGGATATAAAACACTTGAAAGGTTTATTAACTATGACCTTGCAGAACATTTTGTTT